GCTGGTGTAGCAAGATGTGACTTCGCAGACAGATCGTTTACGAACGTCACTATTACTGCTAGAGGAGCTTTAATCTATAACACATCGTTCTCAAATTCAGCGGTGGCAGTTTTAGATTTTGGAGCAAATAAAACAGCTACATCTGGAGTTTTTACAATTCAGTTTCCAGCTAATACATCAACAGCAGCGATTCTAAGGATCTCTGGTTAATCGTAGGAGGTAAACTCCTATGGCAGGTTGGAATACAAATACCTGGAATACGGGTTCTTGGGGAACGGGCGTTGATAACATCGTTTCTCCCACAGGGATTCTTGCGACCGCAGCAGCCGGATTTTTAACAACAACTTCTACAGTAGAGCAAGGTTGGGGTAGAGATCAATGGGGTGCTAGAGCTTGGGGTAATCCAAGTCAGATCGTAGTTCCAACAACACCTGAAGACGACATGACTATGTCGTTGGCTTCTGTTTCAATTAGTGCAGAGATTAATGCTGGTTGGGGTGCAAAAAACTGGGGAGACAATTCTTGGGGTGTTGCCGCCAATCTTATTGCTACTGGTGATGCTGTAACAGCAACTCTTGGAAGTGTTGCAATAACAGCAGGTGCTAGTGCAGGTCCATCTACAAATAACAATCAACTTATTACAACTAATCTTAATTCTGTAACTGTTGACATTCAAACAAAAGTATTTCCAACTGGTATTGCATTAACTGCAGCAGAAGGAACAGCTGATGCTGGTCCTGATGCGATGGCTACAGGTATTGCAATGTCTATGGGTCTTGGAACCCTTGATGCATTTAACCAAACAGGTTGGGGCAGACAACAATGGAATGTAAACGCATGGGGTGTTGAAGGTCAATTTGCAACTGCAATTGTAACAGGTATTGCAATGACAGCTGCTGCCGGAACATTAGGAATGACCGGTAATGCTAACTTAACTCTTAATACTTTAAACGTAGCTCAAGCAACTCTTGGTATTGTAGATCCAGCTCCTGATGCTAGCATAACTGGAAATTTAATAACTGCAAATTTAGGAACAGCTGTAGGTCAAGCTGGAGCAGGTGCAACTCCTTCAGGTATTCCAATGACAGCTGGATTAGGAACCGTTACAGCGGTCCCTGGTCAAGAAATAGTGCCAACAGGATTCCCAGTAGAAGCAAGGCTTTCTTCAGCATTTAGTATTAATATTCATGTTGATGTGCAAGTTACAGGTTTTGACTTGACTATGAATCAAGGATCTGGTAGTGCTTTGATCTGGAACGAAGTTAATACAGGTTCAGCGCCTTTAACACCTCCAGGATGGCAAGAGGTGGCTGCATAAAGAGTTTGACACAAACTCTTATTTTTTATAAAATAAACGTATAAGGAATTAAAAAATGGCTAATTCAACATCTGCTAACCTAAAACTTACAGTTCAAGCAACCGGTGAAAACTCGGGAACTTGGGGTCAAATTACAAATACAAACTTACTTATTTTAGAACAAGCTATTGGTGGCTTTACAACTTTTAACTTAACTAATGCTAACAGAAGTTTAACCTTTTCTAATGGTGCATTATCTAACGGAAAAAATGATGTTATTAAATTAACAGGAACTTTAGCAGCTAACAGAACAGTATCTATTCCAGATTCAATTGAAAAAGTTTATAACGTACAAAACGCATGTGATCATGCAGGAAACACTTTAACTTTCAAAACATCATCAGGTACAGGTGTCCTTTTATGTGAAGGAAATAACTATGTATTATATTCTGATGGTACAAACATTGTAAAATTATCTGAGCAAAGAAATTGGAGAGCAGTTTCAGCAGCTGAAACAGTTCAAGCGGGAGCTCAACTTTTAGTAAACACAAATGGTGGAGCTGTTACAATAACGCTACCTGCCTCACCTGCTACGGGAGATGAAGTTTCATTTGTCGACCAAGGTTATGATTTTAATAGTAATGCGTTGACTGTTGGAAGAAATAGCTCTAATATAGCTAATGCAGCATCAGATCTAGTAGTTAATACACAAGGCGCAGCTTTTTGTTTAGTCTTTTCAGGAGATGCAACAACAGGTTGGACGTATAAGGAGAAATAATAGATGTCAAATTACGAAGCAACAAGATACGATTTCGATGGAGCAAACCTTACAGGTATCGAGGGAATTCCTACGGCAACTATTGTGCCATGGTCTTCTTCTTCAGTGCCATCAGGTTTCTTAGAGTGTAATGGTGCGGCTGTTTCAAGATCAACTTACTCTGCATTATTTGCAATCGTAGGAACAACTTACGGAGCTGGAGATGGTGCATCAACTTTTAACGTACCTAATTTACAAGACAATGTTGCAATGGGTAAATCTGGAACTAAAGCTTTAGCATCAACTGGTGGAGCAAACACAGTTGCTGCATCTGGAACTGTTGGTGGATCAACAGCAAATGCTACTTTATCAGAGGCACAACTTGCATCACACTCACACGTTACTAATTTCCCCAACAGTGGAGGAGGAGGTGCGGGTCTTGAAAATAACAGGGGTACTGGTAGTGTTAACAAAACTAGTGCAAATACAGGTTCAGGAACAGGTCACTCACACAACATGAGTGCAACTTTTTCAGGAACTGCAACTTCAGTTGTTCAACCTTATTTAACACTTATTTATATTATTAAGACTTAGGAGAAATTATGGCAACAAACGCAATATGGACAGTAGTATTTGAAGATAAAAAAATTATAAAACAAAGTGGTGATGCTGCGGGTACTAGTTATACTATTGTTGATAATGATTTTTGGGGACTAGCTAAATGGAATAATATTTGGGCTATTCAATATGGAACACCTAACCCTAATGACACTGTAGAATATAGAGATGATACTCCTCATTCTAATTGGGAAGATGCTAATTTAGGAGACTTTCAAGACTTTATTACTAGATGGGACTCATCTCATTTAGCTCAATTACAATCTGATTGGGATAATGATAATGTTGATGATGAAAGTGAATCTGATAAAATTGCTAGATTAGGTGCACGACCTACAACATATTCATCTTCAGCGTAATAACATCCAAGAAGTTAATAAATATTTCTCACCAGATAGTGGTGGATTACCTCTATGTAAATATGGAAAAGCTGCAGGCCATATAACTATTCTACCTGTTTTAGGTTTAACTCTTTTAGAGAAATGTAAAAATTCTGTTTCTCCCCCTTCTTCAACATCGTTTAAATATATACTAAACACAAAAGCTCTAGGTTCATTTTCAAAACCTTTACCATGTTCAATATGCCAAATATGATATCCCTCTGTAGGTAAAGTTTTTTGAATTTTTAAAGTTGTAAAATAAAAAGGTTGATTATCATACGCTGTGTCAGCTCCTACATTATTTACATAATGTTTCCATGCCACATCAAAATTAAATAACATAGATTTTAAATCTTCCCACCAAATATCTATGTTGCTTTTATTTGTAAAAAGTTGTTGATCTTGTTTATATATAATAGAAGTTTTTTCTGCCGCTATTCTATTAACCGTCTTGTTAAATTTATCTTGATCTTCAAATAATTTGATAGCTTTATTACACTCTTCTTTGGTAATGTAATTATCATACACACCAATAAAGTTGGTGATATTTACAGTTTTTTCCATTAATATCTCTCTTTCATAATTTAAATAAGTATTATATAACGATTTATATGCTACAAAAATTAAAATTCAAGCCAGGATTTAATAAACAAGACACAGAATCAGGGGCCGAAGGTCAATGGACTGATGGTGATTTTGTTAGATTTAGATATGGACTACCTGAAAAAATAGGTGGTTGGTTACAATTAACTTCAGCTAATTTAACTTTACCTGGAGCTGCAAGAGCACAAGTGGCATTTACAAGTTTTGCAGGGGAAAAATATACTGCAATTGGAACGTCTCAAGGTTTATTTCTTTATTATGGTAATGATTTTTTTGATATAACTCCTTTAGATACAGCTATCACTGGATGCACATTAACAACTGTTAATGGATCTAGAACTGTAACTATTAATAAAGGTTCACACGGACTAGACGTTGGAAGATATGTAACTCTTTCATCTGTTACAGTTACAGGGGCATCGGACTTTACAGCAGCAGAATTAGAACAACCGTATGAAATATTAACAGTTCCGGATATAGATAAATTTACTATTCAAGCATCTCGTGCTGAAGGAGGATCTGGTATGACTGCAGCAGGATCAGCAACTGTTAATCCATATGTTGAAGTCGGGCCAACAACTCAAACAACGGGATTTGGTTGGGGCACATCTACATGGGGAGCCTCTACATGGAACACACCAAGAGCAACAAGTTCTGTGACTCTAGATCCAGGAAACTGGAGTCTAGATAATTTTGGTCAAGTATTGGTTGCAACTATATTTAATGGTAAAACTTTTACATGGAATGCAGGTGCATCAAATCCAAGAGAGAACAGAGCATCTTTAACCACATCAGGTTTTGCAACTGGTAACAATCCTACAGCTAGCAGATTTACATTAGTGTCTGATCGAGATAGACATTTATTTCATTTTGGAACTGAAACAACTATTGGTGACACCTCTACACAAGATCCAATGTTTGTAAGATTTTCTAATCAAGAAGATTTAAATACCTACACACCAACAGCTACTAATACTGCCGGTACATTTAGATTAGATACCGGTAATGAAATACGAGCAGCACTTCAAGGTAAAGATTATGTTTTTGTTATAACTGATCTTGCTGCATATGTAATTCAATTCGTTGGTCCACCATTTACATTTAGTGTTAGACAAGTTGGTACAAACTGTGGATGTATTGGTCAACATGCAGCGACATTCGTAAATGGAGCAGTGTTTTGGATGGGATCTCAAGGTGGATTTTTCGTATTTGATGGTACGGTAAAATCATTACCATCATTAGTAGAAGATTTTGTGTTTAGTACAGACGGAGATAATCTTGGATTAAACTTTAATTCAAGAGATGTTATCTTTGCAGGTGCAAATAATTTATATACAGAAGTAAATTGGTTTTATCCAAAAGATGGATCTGATCAAATTGATAGATGCGTAACTTATAACTATGCTGAAAATTGTTGGACAACATCATCTTTAGATAGAACAACATATCAAGATCAAAGTGTATTTGATAATCCTTATGCTACAGATTATGATGATACATTAACACCAGTTTTTCCTGACATATTAGGAATTACAAATAAATATGGAGCTAGTATTTATTATGAACACGAACAAGGGACAGATCAAGTCAACAGCACAGCGACTACAGCTATCCCTGCGTTTATAAGATCTGGAGATTGGGACATAACATCTAGACGTAGTGCATTGGGTCAAGCAACAGGTGTTGCAGATTACAGAGGAGATGGTGAGTTTTTTATGGCTGTTAGACGATTTATACCTGATTTTAAATATCAAACTGGTAATGCTAAAGTAACTTTACTTGTTAGTGCATATCCAGACGATGTGGCTGTTAGCTCACCACTTGGACCCTTTACAG